ACCCTCTTCCCGGGCGTCGGGAGCCCGAAGAACACCTGATGGCGATACCCCGGAACATAGCGGCTAAGATATCGAGCCCGCTGGTGAACATCATGTCGTACATGGAGCAGCTCGTCCTGCCCCAGAACTACGGACTCGGTGCGCCCGGCGGGGAGGGTGCCCAGAACTACGGCACCGCCATGCCCGCGCGGAAGAACTTCAAGCCGTTCATCGTCGGCATCATCCCGCCCGACGTCCCCATCGACTTCATCCCGTTCAAGAAGATCCAGAGCTCTGTTGCGGACATCCAATCCCAGCCCTTTCCGACCGGGGCCAACACGTCCCCGTCCGGCAATGACGTTACCGGCGCCGGACCGCAGGTCACGGCCAAGAACAACCCGGTGTTCGGCAACGACGGTCTGCAGCAGAAGGTTCGACAGAACTCGCCGGTCGGCGACATACGCCAGTCCGTCTACGAGAACTACTACAAGCAATCGGGCGTCTACCCGTCCGAGAACATGGTCAACTGGATCACGGCCCAGATCATGCTGGAGCGCGGCGGGACGTCGCAGAGCGTCCCGACCTACAACTACAACTTCGGCAACACCCACGCCGGCGGCGGGACCGCGGACCTCAACGGCGTCCACAACGAGAAGGAGGCCTACGACAACTACATAACGCCGGACCCTCCTCCGAAGGGCGGCTCCTACTACGCGAGCGTCGACACGCGCGTGGTCCCGAAGAGCGACAACGCCCCGACGGGCAACCAGTTCTACGCCGTCTACTACGGCTCGTACAAGACCTTGGACGACGGCATTGCCGGCCAGATCCACTTCTTGATGAACAACTGGAACGGCGCGATGAACGCGACGACGCTCGACGAGTACAACGCCGGCCTTCTTCCCAACGGGGCGGGCGGGAAGTACAACTACCACGGTGTCTCCCAGGACGACTACACCCGGAAGATGCAGGCCCGCGTCAATCAGATAGAGGCCCAGGTCGCCCAGGGCAAGGCCGGCGGGCACATCGGCGCTGCCCCGACCGTGGACTCCCCGACGTTCGCCACGGACACCATCGAGACCAGCGACCAGGTCGCCCGCAACATCATGATAAACGGGACGACCCAGGCCGAGTCGGACCCGCAGGGCGACAGGATCGGCAAGCTCGTCCAGTACGACCCTGACCGTCTTGACGTCGTCCAGAGGCAGACGGACGCCCTGCGGGTCCAGATCAACACTCTTCAGAACATCCCGGGCCTCCTCCTGATGGTGAACCCGAGCGACTTCACGCGGGCCTTCGAGCCCTCCGTGGACAACACCGTCAAGGGCCGCTACGGGAACATCGTCCACGTCTGGCTCGAGAGGCCGACCGTCATATCCATGTCTGGCGTGACCGCCGGTCAGTACGTCGTCGACTCCGAGGGGAACGGCGGCCTGGCGGGGGAGCTCCGCACGTACAGCGCGAGCTATCTGAACCTTCTCTCCCTGCTGTCCATCTACAAGACCAACGGCATCATATACTCGGGCCCGGAGGCGGACCTTGGCATCGCCATGCTCGGGTACAGCGTCTTCATCTACTTCGACAACTTCATCTACGTCGGCTCCTTCGATTCCTTCGAGATCACCGACACCGACATGAAGCCGCACAACATGGCCTACAGCTGTCGCTTTAACGTCAGGTACTACTTCGACGCCGGGAACGACGGCCGGTTCACGGACTTCGAGATAGGCGTCAACACCGGCTTTCAGCCGCAGGTGTCCAGGTGACCCGCGTCTCCGCCTTCAGGGGCACGTGGACCCCGAACGCCAGGCCCTTCGTCTCCCTCACGCCGGACGTGTACGTGGCCATCCAGGGCGAGACGTCGGTCATCGCCTGCGGCGAGTGCAGGCGCCCGGTCGACCTCAACCGCTATGTCACGGCCGTCAACACCGAGGCCAACGTCGACTCGCCGGCGCAGGGCTCGGCCACCATCACCCTCTCCGTCCCGGACACCGACGTCAACGAGTTCTACGTCGACGGCCGGCTCGTCATCATGTCGATGATGGAGATCGAGGTTTTCGCGAAGGGCTACTATGCCATCGGCGGCGTACCCCAGTACTACCGGACCTTCTGGGGCCTCGTCTCCTCGGTCACCAAGAGCTGGAGCAACGGCGTCACGACCATCAACCTGGCGTGCCGGGATATACTCCGGTGGTGGGAGCTCACGAACTTCGCCACGAACGCCGCGTGGGTCGACCAGACGAAGACGCAGTCCGGTTGGTCCATGTTCGCCAACTATTTCGCGAACATGAACCCGTACACGGTCATCATCACGCTCGCGCGCGAGTCGATGGGCGACTTCTCCATAACCGACGGCTCCTTCCTGTCCTTCCGCCCCGAGTACGGCGCGGAGCAGGGCGTGACGGCCCAGTACGCCAAGGACATCATGGCGTACTGGCAGCTAAAGTTCGGCAACATCTGGAACAGCCTTGTCCTGTACGGGACGAGCGGCCAGGCTTACTCCTTCGGCGGCCTCCCGGGGAACGTGTCCGCGCTGCAGATCTCCCAGCAGATCTTCGACCAGGAGAAGCGCAACCTCAACATCAACCCGGAGACCAATCTCTTCAAGGTCAACCCGTTCGAGAACGCGGTGTGGAAGAAGGAGCTCTCCCGGGCCGCCGAGATCAACTTCTTCCAGACGGAGAGCCAGACCAAGCTCGAGATAGCCGTCACCGCGCGCGACCAGGCCGGCGGGTTTGAGTTCTACTGCGACCCGACCGGGGACATCGTCTTCAAGCCGCCGTTCTACAACATGAACACGCTGCCGAACAAGCCGGTGTCGTGGATCCAAGACTTCGAGATCATGGACGACTCGATCTCGGACAATGAGCAGGACGTGTACACGCACGTGACCTCGCACGGCGACGCGTTCTCGGGCGGCGGCATGGACTACGGCCTGAACTCGGACATCACCACGCCGCGCACCGGCGTCATCGACTATCACCTCCTCAAGCGCTACGGGTGGCGCCGCCTTGACGTCCAGGTGAACTGGGCCGCGGACCCGAAGAAGCTGTTCTTCCACCTCCTGGACCAGATCGACAAGATCAACTCCAAGCGGGAGTCCGGGACCATAACGATCCCGATGCGCCCCGAGCTTCGCATCGGCTTCCCCGTCTGGATCCCGAAGTATGACGCCTTCTTCTACGTGTCCGGCGTCTCGCACGGCTTCTCGGTCGGCGGGCAGGCGACGTCGACCCTTACCCTGACGGCCAAGCGCGGGAAGTTCATCGCCCCGAAGAACATCGGGACCATCGTCGCCGGCGCGGGCAAGGCCTCGAAGTTCGTCAACCCGGACACGAAGAAGGAGGTCTTGCGCCCCGAGACGACGTACTCCATCAGCTTCCCCTCCGACGTCGGGCAGACCATGAGCCTCACGGAGACCGGCCAGACCGCGGACTATGGCGGCCCCATGGTCCTCCGGAACCCGCAGACCGGGGCTCTCCTCGGCTACCCGAACGCCGTCATGGTCTACCGCCAGGCGCTCGACGGGACCATCCTTCAGCGCATCCTCCAGCAGAGCGGCTCCACCAAGGGAGCGAAGCCGAAGACGCAGGACAAGCAGAAGCCCGAGGGGCCGAACGCGAGCTACAACATGGTGTCCGGCGACATCATCGCGAAGCTCGCCGACAACCGCCGGTCCGAGATCGTCGACCGTCTCCGGATCAACCGGTACGAGGCCGGCATGACGAACGCCGGCGTGTACGACTACGCGCACGACACGAGCGGGGACTTCCTCGAGTTCGCCATCGTCCCGGCCGACAAGATAACCTGGAACCAGGCGGACTCCTCCCCCGAGGGCTCGACGGCGGAGGACAACCAGACGCGGGCGGCCAGCCTCGCCGCCGACATCAAGGACCTGCAGGCGCAGAGGACGGCCGCCATCGCCGTGTCCAAGGCCGCCAAGGCCGCCTCCGACCAGGCGTCCAAGGACCTCGCCGCCTTCCTGAAGAAGAACCCACCCCAGGGCAACGAGCTCTCGGCCGCGGCCTCCCAGCTGACGAACCAGGTGACCCTCCTGAAGGAAGCGACAGCGACCGCGGCCGCCGACCTGACGAACATCCAGAACCAGATAACGCTCAAGACCGCGGAGTCGCAGTCCATACGGAAGCTGACCCCGGTGAACGTGATGATCCGGCCCGTCTCCGACGAGTTCGGCTTCGAGGTCATCGGCCACTACCGGTACGGGCGCGGGACGTTCATTGACCGCGGCCAGGTCCAGCTCCCGAACCCGGACGAGCGGAACGCCAACCCCAGCACCTCGGTCAACAAGCTCGACATCCAGTTCGCCCCGGTCGGCGGCCTCCTGACGGACAACCCCGTGCAGGGGAACCTCGGCCCGCAGTCGGCGAACTTCGGCGAGATGTTCGAGCGCATGTCGCCGGACGACTACGTGACTGGCGCCTCCTTCAAGGGCTCGAACTACGCCCCGGACGCGACAGTCCAGCAGCTCTCCCTCGTCGGACAGTCGACGTACACGGACTCCATCAACAACGCCCGGACCAAGGCTGGCGTCGCCGTCTTCGCGGAGGCGGACGCCGTCCGGCGCGCGCAGACCCTGGCCGAGCTCTCGCCCACGGTCAAGGGCGGCCTCTCCACGGTCGGGTACAACGACTGCACCTGCGTCCTCGGGAAGACGACCTGGCTCTCCATCCTCCCCCTCAACATCATACGGCAGCTCCTGGGCCCGGTCCTGTCTACCCCGGCCGGCATCTCCGGGGACGCCGCCACCGCCTTGTCCGAGGGCGCCCCCTCCGCGGAAGAGATAGCCAACAGCGGCATCGCCGGCGTCGTCGGGGCTCAGGCCGTGGCGGACGCCGACTCCCAGCTCCTGACGAACGCTGTCGTCGGGAACGGCTTCACGCTCGACTCCCCGGGCGGCTTCTTCAACGTCCTGAACAAGTTCCTCACGGACAAGTTCACCAAGGACTACGACTCGAACTCCCAGCGCGAGTCTTACGACAAGAACGGCGGTAGGACCGTCGTCCGTCCGGACGAGGGGACGGAGTCGGACAACCTCGTGTCGGACCCGCAGTCCGCCCTCTTCAACCGCGCGGCCCAGGGCGACCCTGCCGCCCTGCAGGCCCTTCAGGGCCAGGCCAACTTCAACTTCGGTCGCACGAAGCAGGCGGACGCCGAGTTCAACGCCTCCTTCACGAACGCGAAGCAGCAGCTCGGGTCCGCCATCTCGGACCTACCGGGCTCCATCTGGGACTCCTCCAAGGGCGGCCTCGTCGACGCCGGGACCGTCGGCATCGCCGGCACCAGCGTGAGCTCCGGCCCCTCCCAGGGGCCGCAGCCCGAGGTCCAGCCGCAGTTTCAGCCCCCGGGCGTCTCCCCGAAGATAGGGCAGACGATCAACCCGGGGCAGCCCCCGGACCTACGCGTTCGCTGACTCTTCTTTCCTCTTGGCCCCGATGAGGGAGAGGAACTTCGGGTCGCAGTTCTCGCGGTCCAGGAGGAAGAGGATGATGGCCTCCACGGTCCGGTTCATCGGCTTGAGCCAGGCCATGCTCTCGATGTCCGGCTCCTCCGCCGCCTGGTCCAGGAAGTGCGTGAACCTCTCCACCATGAACCCGAGGGTCACCGAGCTCTGCTCGTCGTCCTCGCGCTCGTAGGTTACCTCCTGGACGCTGATCCTGGACAGGTACTTCTCCAGCTTCTCGTCCTCGAACACGAGGTTCACCTTGACCACGTCGCCGGCCGAGATGTTGCCTAGGCTCTTCACTTTCCAGTGGGCCCCCGGGACGATGACTCCGCCTATGTTCGTGGCCTGGACTGTTGCCATGGACGACTCTACCCGCGTTAGCCTGCTATGGGTACCGTAGTTCCAGATGGCGCATGATCCGAGTCATATGGGCCCTATCCCGAACGGGCCGCATCCCGGCGGCCCGAGGATGCAGTCCCAGGAGACGGAGGCCTCCCGGAGCCTCCTCTGGGTCGGCCGCGTCCTCCACGTCGACGTGGAGACCATGGTGTGCTCCGTCCAGCTGGAGACCGGCACGGGCGTCCGCTTTGACGTCCCCCTGACCGCCCCCGGCGGGGGCGGCCCGCGGTCGTGGTCCGGGACCATCCCCGAGCAGGGCTCCAAGTGCATCATCCAGTGGCGCCGGTACGGGGCCAACTCGTTCGCCCCCTACATCACCGAGTGGATGACGGTCGGGACGTACACGGCCCGCGACTTCGCCCCGTTCTCGGTCGTGGACCCCGCGGACGCCGAGGAGGTCCGTCGCGTCGCCCCGGAGCTCTTCGACGACCCGCACCTCGGCCTCGGCATCACCCGCCTCAAGCTCCGGAAGGCCTACTCCGGCGACTTCCTGTCCCAGGCCGGCGAGGGCGGGGAGGTGCTCCTCGACCGCAACGCCCACATGGCGAACCGGGCCGGGAACGAGTTCGAGCTCCGGGACTCGGACCAGACCGCGGTCCTGCAGGCCGTCAACGAGCTCTCGAACAACGCCGCCGGCACCTACCGGCGAGGCCTGATCCGCCGCAGCGCCTACAACTTTCTCCCCGACCTCGCCATCTCCGGGTTCGACCCCTCGACCGACAGCTTCGACAAGTTCACGGCCGGGAAGCTTACGACCTCCGCGGACGGGGTCACCACCATCGTCACCAAGGTCGAGCCGGGCTCCGAGGCGTACGAGAAGCTCCTCGAGTTCGGCCTCATCAACCCGGACGGGACCCCCGTGGACGCCGTCGGGTCGGACCCCGAGGACCCGTTCTACCCCTTCGTAGTCCTCCCCGACGGGCAGCGCTCCAGCTACGTCGTCTCCGGCGAGCACGACCAGTCGTTCGCCGACACGGACCAGTGCTACGTCGAGGACCGCGCGGACCTGAGGCACACGAGCGACGGCGTCATGGCCGTCACCGAGGACGGCGACGGCGTCCAGATAGACCAGGTCCCGCCGATCTTCATCGAGGACGTGAAGGGCACGGTGGTCGGCAACGACCCGTACACGGAGGCCGGCCGCTCGCTCTACAAGCGCGTGCTCAAGATGCACGTGTTCGACGACCCGGACCAGCAGTCGAACGCGAGCTCCCCGTCCCTTCAGCCCGTCGACACGACGACGAGCCAGACCGAGGCGGACACGCAGGCGCTCGCGAGGCTCTTCCGGATCCAGAGCCCGACGACGAGCAACCAATACGTCTTCGGCGTCTCCAAGGAGGGCCGCGTCTACCTACACATCCCGAAGACCAAGACCGGGACCGCGCAGGACCGCGGGAAGTCCCTCGACGCGAACATCCTAGGCCTCGTCAAGGCCGTGATCGGCGCGGACGAGAACACGGGACGGAGCGTCGACCTGCGCACGATGGGCGGCATCCGCGCCGAGATAGGCTCCTTTCAGGACTTCTCGAACGCCACCGGCCCCGAGCAGGTGTCCATCGACCTCGTCCTCCACGGCAAGATCAGGACGACGTACGCCGGCACGCAAGGCCGGGAGACGATGGTCGGGGGCTCCGACTTCAGGAGCGCCAGCGGCTCCACCCTCGACGTCATCGGCGGAAACGTCGTCCGGAACGTCGGCGGCTCGGAGGCCGTCGAGGCGAGCTCCATCACGCACAACGTCGGCTTCGGCGGCTACAAGATGAAGTCGGCCGGGGACGTGAACCAGACCGTGCTCGGCAAGACGACCGAGATGTACGGACAGTTCCGCCAGTCCACCTTCGCCCTCTCCGACACGAAGCTCATGGTCGCCGGCGTCGACGCGGCCACGGTCCTCGCCGGCGGCATGACCCGGACGGTCGCGGCCGGCGCCGGGATCTCCGACACCGTCGGGGTCGGCAACATGCTCTCCAACGTCGCCACCGGCAACATGGGCATGACGGTCGGCGCCGGGAACATGACGGCCACCGTCGGCGCGGGCAACCTCGCCCTGTCCGCGGGCGCCGGCACCGCCACGATGACCGGCGGGGTCTCCGCCACCATGTCGTCCGGCGTCATCGCCAACATCGCCGCGCCCGTGACGAAGATTGGCCTGTCCGTGGTCGGGAACGTGGTGGCGGGGGTGCCAGGTCCCCCGGCAC